CCCGGAACTCATTTGTAGCCTTGAACCGTTCTCCTGCGGCGGATTCTGCCTTGCTAGCTGCCTTCTCTGCGGCTGCCAACGCGGCCTGGACAGCTTTGTCCGCTGCGTCGAAAGCGGTTTTCATGGCCGTGTTGTGCATGGCAAACCCGGCAGCGATGTACGTCCCCGTGGACGTGGACAGGGATGCGATGGTACCGCGCGCGCGCTGGCCCACGCAATGGACAGTCACCGCCCGCGCGTCACCGCTGATGCTGTGGCCCTCCCACATGCCCGACAGCCAGCCGCCGTCCCACGTCCGGTCCACTTCCCAGACGTCCGTGACGTGCATGACCTGGTTACCTGGCCTGAGATCCCTGGTCTTACGCCAGAGCCAGCGATTCTCGTGCTTGGTCTTTACCAGCCACGGATGCTCAGGATTGCACCGCACGTCACCTGCCGCCGTCCTCACCAGCATCAGGTCATCCTGTGCCAGCCTGTTCGCGGTGACAACAGCACGCCGGAAGTTCCGGCCACTGCGTCCGGTGCCGGTATCTGACTCTGCATCAAACGCGATCAGCTCGTCACCCGGCCGCAGTTCACCGGCTGGTCGCCACACCAGATCAGCGCACAAAACCGGCGTGGATGCCTCGCAGCACTGCTGCGCTACGAAAGCTGCGTCCGTGGCTTTAGTCTGCGTGGCGTACCGTTCATCCAGCGCTGTCCGCAGGTCTGTTAGCTGAGACTCAAAGTACTTTTTAAGGGTCTTAAGCGTCCAGCCGGTCATTTGGAGTACCTATTCTGATTATTTGGGTTACGGCCAACATTTGGCCTTGCAACATTATCTGTGCATGCCCATCCAGGGCCTAGGAAGATAGCCGTAGGGATACTGCGGATAACCCGATGTGCCATGTCCCCGCAGTCTGGACAGGTCTGAACCCGGTCACAGTCCGCGATGGAGTGTTCTAGCTCAAAAGTGTGATCAAAGTTTGTATCACAACAGTAGTCGTACTTAGGCATCTTAGCCCCTAATCCTGAAAGTTATATACTAGTAGTATAATGGAAGACTTTGAGCAAGAGCTACATGAGGCAGAAGAAAATTACTTCTACGCAGATACGGTAGCTGACCGCCTGCACTACGCGTCTGAGATCTGGGAAGCGATAAAATCCTTGAAATCAGGCGAAGCACCATCGTCAAATGCGTTAACCAGGGCTGCTACATACACTTTTTCTAGTCCGGAGAGCTTACTTATCCGGTTTAGCGTGTACTTGCGCCTTAGCATCCAGCAGATTGTCATCAGGGTGCCTGTAGTGTGCCCAACCCATTCTGTAGACGCGAACTTGCACTCGATCATGGCTTCCACGCCGAGTAGTTCCACGTCTGAGAGCCTGAAAACAGGCGGCGGGAGCGCATAAGGAGTGTCCGATACGTCTTTACCCTCATAGTAAAGCTTGCCGGCGCATGTACCAGTGAATTCATCTTGCACAGGGTTAACGTGTGTGTAGCACAACTGAGCTACAGGGCACTGAGCGCAGATACGCCGCGCGGTATCAAACGCCCCGCGAGACGTAGACGCGAAAAGTGCTACGTCTCCCTTGCACTCAGCTCCGTCATACAGCTCTACGCACTCTTTACGGTTCAGCATGAGTAGTTCCTTATCATATCCTTAGCTTACCGCATAAAATGATAAGATAGAGACACCTAGGAGGCAGGAATGTGCGCGCACAAGTTTAAGAACGGGAAGCTATGCCCTAACGAGCCTAAGGACGGGAATCAGTATTGCGGTAGGTGCATAGGAATCTGCAAGGCCGGTCAGGTCAAAAACACTGCGATAGAGCCGAAGAAAGAACCAAAGGCTGACGCGACAGCACGTAAGCTGCTGCATGAGATCATGCAGCAGAACGACGTTAACATTGAGATCCGTGAGTGGGATACCAACTTTAACCCGTTCGATGCTCTGCTGGACATTGCTCAGGAGCAGATGCAGTGGAAGGATCTCTGCCTGTCTAAGATCTCTAAGCTCAAGGAAGACGAATGGCGCTGGGACGGCGACCGCGCGGGAGAACAGATTCGGAGTGAGATCACGCTTTACGAACGAGCCATTGACCGTGCTACCAAGACGCTAGAACGCATTGCCCGGCTAGGCATTGAGGACCGTCTGATGCGTATTGCCGAGCGGCAAGCTGCTATTGTCGAAACGGCTATCGTACGGACGCTGCAGGATCTTGATCTTCCTATCGAGCTACAGGCTAAAGCGCGTCAGAAGATGGTTATGCACCTAAGGGCTACGCGTGTTTAATAAGCCTGACCTGTTCCATATGGTCGCGGACTCCATGGAGTCGGGCCAGAATGACCCGCGCGTTAAGTGGCGTGATACGGCCCGGCCGGATCAGCTCCCGCCAGAGGGCAAGTGGTCTACATGGCTGGTACGCGGCGGTCGTGGGTCCGGTAAGACTCACACAGGTGCTTTTACCATGGTCACGTGGATTCTAGATGACCGCGATTCCCTAAATTACGAGCCCGGCGCATGGGGTATCGTCGGGCCTACTTTTCAGTCCGCATGGACTGTTTGCGTGGAGGGTGAGTCAGGCATCCTCGCCGCGTTCGGCACTAATATGTCAGAAGTACGCCAGGGCAAGTCTAAGTACGTAGCGCACGCATGGCGGTCACACGGTGAGATCCGGCTGCGGGACGGCGACACGATCTACGTCGACTCCGCTAATGATGGTGCGGACCGCGTGCAGGGTAAGAACCTGAAAGGCGTCTGGTGCGACGAACTCGGCATGTGGGCTAAGTGGGAGCAGGCATGGGACGAAGCCATCATGTATGCCTGCCGTAAATCCGGTAGCCGTAAGGTCTGCACGACCACGCCTAAGGTCTCCCGTCCTGCTGCTAAGCTGATCCGCCGCCTGATTCAGGACCCTGACATTCCCGTAGCTAAGCTACGTACCGTAGATAACGCGGCAAACCTGTCTGAAGCGTTCATTGACAGCGTTGTCGGACGCGCTAAGGGTACGAGACTTGAGAAGCAGGAACTTGAGGGTGAACTGCTGGATGACGTGTCAGGCGCTCTGTGGGCATGGCCGCTGCTGGAGAACACGACAGTTCGCGCGTTGCCTGAAGGCGTCAAGCTGAAGACTGTGTACGTAGGCGTTGACCCCTCTGACGGTAAGGAATCCGGTGACGAGCAGGCTTACACGGTAGTCGGCATGGGAAGCGACAATGAGCTGTACGTAGTGGAGAGCTGGGGAGACAAGATCAGCCCTAACGCTTTCCTGCGTAAGGCTGTAGATGCCGCAGTACGCTGGGATGCTTCCCTTGTTGTGGAAAAGAACCACGGTCAGGGCTATCTGGATCTCTCACTCAAGCAGGTCCAGAAAGACATGGGTACTAACCGTCCTGTACTGCTTAAGCAGGCATCTAAGGGTAAGAAGACACGTGCCGAGCCTGTAGCTGCTCTGTACGAGCGTAAGTTCGTGCACCACGTTAAACCGCTTAAGCGCAATGACGACGGTGATTACGTCGAGGAAGACCAGTTCGGGGAGCTGGAAGACCAGATGTGCAGCTTTACAGGCGCGTCTGACGAGAAATCTCCTGACAGGCTGGACAGCCTTGTGTGGGCGGTTTTCCCGTTCCTGCACCACGCATTCGGTAATACAGGCCCGCATAAGCCGCGCGTGCACGTGTGGAACGCTCAGGTACCCGATCCTAAGCCACTTGAGCGCTCAGACAGGGGCCGTCACTCTTACGTCGAGCCTATCAAGTACGACAGTAATCCTACGCTAGAGGATGAAGAGGATAACTGGGCACCGCCTAACGTCGTGAACACCCGGCGAAACGTTCATGAATGGGGTACTGGGGGTATACTGTAAAGTTAAGGAGGTAGACATGTATTACGGCTGGGGAAGTGCCGTGTTCCTAGTAGTCCTCGTACTCGTTCTTTTTCTAATCTTCCATTAATCTAAACCTAAGGAAGCTAATGTCAACGCGACTCGCGTACGCCGATATTTCTCCTCAGCAAGCCAAAAAGCTGCTAGGAGCAGAAATCGGTACCCAGTTTGATGTCCACGACCGGATGTTCGCTTACTGGGGTGACGGAATCGTTTTTGACTATTCCACGTGGTCAGAAGCCGACATGAAGACCATGATCCTGCGTGACGGGCAGGCTGCGGCTCTTGAGGCTGTCCTTACCTTGCCCATCCGTCAGTGCCCGTGGTCCATTATGCCGACTAAGGGTGACAAGGGCGAAGCGGAGTTCGTCCGCTCCGTGCTGATGGCACCGCCTATGAGCGGCGGCATGCGCACGCCTATGCAGACTGTAATCGGTCAGATGACTGCCGCGCAGATTTACAAGAAGGCTTATTTCGAGAAGGTATTCACTATCCGGCCAGATGACGGGATGATTATTTATGACAAGCTGGCTTATCGTCCGCCGTCTACTTGCCAGGTGCGCCGCAAAGCTGAAAACTCTGAATTTGACGGGTTCAGGCAGCAAGTCTGGCTTTTCGGCGGTCTACTTGCTGACAAGAACCGACACCTCAAAACTCCCGGTTACGTGGATATACCTCGTCACCGATCCTTCGTCTATATCCACGGCCAGCACCGTGAGCCGCTTCAGGGCGTCTCAGAACTAGACCTGTGCTACTGGGCATACCAGACTAAGCTTAAGATCCTGTACCTCTGGTACAACTTCATCGAGAACCAGGCGCTACCTAAGGTCGCCGTGTACGGCGAAAGCCAGCCTCAGGCTGATGACCGCGCACTGGACCTGGCACAGATGCGTGCGTCTGGCGTTGTCGGCTGGGAGCGTTCCGCGCCCGACATGAAGACATTCGACATCATCGAGACTAACGGACGCGGATCTGACCAGTTTCAGGCGGCGCTTAGCTTCCTTGAGACCTGGCAGACAGCTTCCGTGCTCGCTGGCTTCACAGGCCTGTCCAGTCTAGCTAGCCTTGGTCGAGGTAGTCTTGCCCTGTCCAGTGACCAGTCAGCGTTCTTCCTTAAGAGCAGGCAGGCCATTACGCAGGAGCTTCAGTCAGATATCACTATTGACCTGATTGCCCCGCTAGTGGCGTACAACTTCGGTTCTGACGCAGCGTTCCCGACGTTCGCTTTCGGCCCGCTGATTGACGATAACGCTGCGGCGCTTACCACGATGTTCCAGACGCTTGCCGTCGCGCCTAGCCTTCAGGTGCCTGTGGGCATCATGGACCTTATCACCGAGCGTATCGCCACGGTTCTTGACCTTGACATTGACGCTGTTGACGAGATCGTGCAGAGCGCGGCTAAGGAGCGCGCTGCACAGGCTGCGGCTAACCCTGGCGGCATGCCGCCCGGTGCCGCTGCTCAGCTCGGCGGACTCGCGGGCGGTGTTAACGCGGCTACGAACATTGTTCAGAAGGCTCTGAAGCAGTCTGCTAACTCTCCTAGGGCTAGCATCATGAATCAGCCTTTCACTCAGCCTAACGTTTCTAGCACCGGGGCGGGTAATAACCAGGGCGCTACGTAATGCACTACATAACTGAATTGCACGCGCAGGTATTCGCTATAGCTTTCGCGGCAGGTGTTATCGGTAACCTGGTAGCGAGCTTGGTGACAGCCGTGTACCTGCACTTGCGCCTTAACCAGCATCACCGTCAACTGAAAGAGCATATAAGCAATGAGCTACGTAGGCGACATGACCACGGAACTAGCGAACAAGCACCACACGGGGGACGGTAAGTTCGCGGATAAGACCGCAGAACGAGAGCGTATCCTTAAGATTTATCAACACCAGCAGTTGCTACCTGTAACAGGTATACTAGATGAAGCTACGAAAAACAGGCTTTCTGACGGAAACAAGGCGGCGAATGACTAATGGCTTATCCAACTACACCGGGTCAGTCCCTTAATGCTGTGGCTGTGACTAGCACGGCATCTACCGGCGTCGGCACTACGCAGGCGGTGGGGGCGACCGTAGGTACGGCTGGTACGCACGCGGCTGTATTTACTGTCACATTGTTCAATCAGGGCGCTAATAGCGAAGCCGAACTCGTGCTTGTTATCGAGGGTAATCTTGACGGCTCGACATGGGTTAACCTAGGTAGCATGACTGTAGAGGCTAACGGAGTGTACCTGCTTGTACCTAGCACAGGTTCGGGCACTACTGCTAAGACACCGATGGCTAACCTGCGCTGCTCTGCTTACTTTAAGGGTTTCGGAACTAGTAGCCCTACGGCTACTGTCACGGCTTGGATCGGAAGTACCATATAATGGCTGGTCCATATTATTTTGACATAAGTCAGGCTCCCTACTCCGCTATCGGCGACGGCGTTACCGACCACACTACAGTCATCAACCAGGCTATTAAGGACGCTGGCGCGCTTACTACTAGCGTTAACCACGGCACTCCTACTAACTCCACCGTATTCTTCCCGGCCGGTATTTACATTACCAAGCAGGTTGTAATGTATCCCGGTGTCACGCTACAGGGTGTAGGTTCCGGTTCTTACGGCGTTCCTGGCGGAAACATGGACGCGCCCGGCTGGGGAACCTCTGTTCTTAAGCTAGCGGCTAACACCAACGATAACTTTATCTTGCTCGCTGACGGCGTTAACTACTGTCGTTTCTATGACATGGCGTTTGACGGCAGTAAGAGTAATAACACATTCAACGCAGGTTCAGGGCTAGCTAACGGTATCCATATCGCGGATGGCGCGGGCGGCCAGGAATCCCAGATGATCATGGAACGCTGCTTTGTTTTCAACACGGTAGGTTCCGGTATCTACATGGGACACAACCGGCGTGCTAACAAGGTTTTCCAGAGCGTTGTCAACTACTCTGGCATTGACGGCATTCAGGTCGCCGGATCGGACAACACGATTCAGAACAACATCCTCGGCTCTAATGTCCGTGCTAACGTGTGCCTTGGTACTAATACTGCCGTTCACTGGGGTGCTAACTCTGCCCCTAACTCAGCGGCGGTTACGCACGTACTCAACAATGACATTTACGGCAACACTAACAGTCCTTTTACTCAGGTCGGTATTGCTCTCGGCTTGGGCACATGGGGCAGCATTATCATGGAAAACGGTCTTGACCGTCACCAGTATGAAGGTATCTCTGCTTATGACGGTACTACTACTGTAGCTGTCGGTAATTGTTTCCACAGCAACGGTATAGCTGTAGATAATACCTACGGCCATATTGGACTAGCGACTAACGTATCCAGCATTGCCATTAGCTCCAATAGCTTCGGCCCGCTAGACGGCGGTATCACCAATAAGGCTAACTACGGAGTGTATAATCAGACTAGTAAGGGTGTCACGGCTGTAGTTGGCGATTACGGCGTTATCTTCCCTGGCTCTGTCGCTGGTACCGCTAACGCCGGACTGCATAACTAAGGATTAAAATGAAGGTTCAGATTAGGCCGTCGGCTAAGAAGGCCGGAAGCAAGTCTCCGACTTCAGCAAGCCGTAAGCAGCTTGAGAGTGCGGGCGAGGCAATGCCGGGCGGTCGTTACCCGATCCCCAACGTTGATTTCCTCAAGCGTGCGGTCCGGTCTATCGGACGTACCCCGCCCGGTAAGCGCGCTGCTGTCGTGTCGTGGATTAAGAAGCGCGCTTCAGCTCTCGGGCAGCCTAAGCTCGCGGCTAACCTGTCCAATGCTGCGGACTACGCGCTGAACCTGGCCAATCAGAAGGACGCTGACGCTATCGAGCTTGCCGGCGCTCCGGGCGGAAGCGGGGATACTCTTCCGCAGGGTGGCACTAAGAAAGAGACTGTCGATTTCAAGAACCTGAAGACTAAGGATTTCCAGTCTAAGGTTAAGAAGACTGCCCTGAAGACCAAGAGCGGCAAGATGAACTACGCTAAGCTCCGTGCTCAGGGTTATGACAAGAAGACTTCTAAGGCTGCTGCGCTGAAGCACGAGCAGGGACTTATCAACTCAGAAATGAGTAACCCGCAGGGCGCGCTTAACCTAGCTAACTTTGATACTGACGATGTGCAGGGCAAGCTCGGCCTGAAGAGTCCGGGCAGCCTGAAGGTCTATGCTAAGGCGCGTAAGAAGGGCCTCCCTCATAACGTTGCCTTGCAAGCCGCAAAGCACACGGACAAGAAGGCCAAGGATTCCGGGATGGCGAACGCTAACGCCCCAAAAGCGTAACGGAACTGTCCAAGTCCGGTTCGGGTAACTACGGCCACGGGTTTAAGCCTAAGACCGAATCGGCGGCCAGTTCCCACTACCACGGCTACCCTAACGAATGGCACGGCCCCAAGCGCAAGTACAACAACTCACGACGTAAGAGCATGGGCAATCACGGCGGCGGCATTCCAAAGGGCGCTAAGAACCGTGCCGGTACCAAGGGAACTTCTGCGGGATCTGCCGACAAGGGCAGTAACAAGTTTAGCGTCGGTGACCACGTTAGGGTGCACGCTGGGGTGCATACAGGTATTGAGGGAAAGGTCAGGCGCACGCTTGGAGTTAACCACGTGCACGTCGTACCTAAGAGTGGCCGGTCTTTCATTGCGCACGTCAGAAACGTAGGCACAGTACACACTAAGCATTTCCACGCTGGTGTTGGGTAACGTTAGGATATAATTACAACATGAGCATTATCCTTACCCCGATGGAGTTTAGCGGTACAGAGCAGCTTGAGCGGCGACTGTACCGTAAAAGGGTGCTGCCAGTAGACAGTATCGACTATGAAGGCCGTAAGATCGACTTCACTACTGAGTACCTTCAGAAGATGGTGGAGTCCTTTAACGACGGTGCTTTCGACAACGTTCCGCTGCAGTTCGCAGAAGGCGATAACAAGCACACCAATAAGATCGAGCAGTACCGTGGCGATGTTGTCGGCATGGCTCTGCAAGACGACGGGCTGTACGTAACCGTTGCTGCTACATCTGAAGGCGCTAAGTGGCTTAAGGAAAATCCTAAGGTCGGTATCAGTGCGCGTATCGTCAATGACTATGACCGTGCTGACGGTAAGCACTATGATGCGGCTATGCAGCATGCGCTAGTGACTCATGACCCACGCATTCCCGGTCTAGGACCGTGGTCTGAGGTAAATTCTTTTAGTAATTCCGATGATTCTGATATCATTGACCTAACAGGGGAGAAATTCCCTGTAAAGACCAAAAAGACTAAGGAGAAGTCTGTGCCAAAGAACGAGAACTCGCTCAGTGATACTGAGCTTGAGCGACTTCGTTCCTTCCTTGCGGAGCTTGACGAAGAGACGGACGAAGAGACCGCCCCTGAAGTCAATGCTGACGCGAGTGACGAGCTGACTGACGCCGAACTTGCGGAGCTTATTGCGTCGCTGGATAACGAAGACGCACCTGAAGCCGTTGACCCGGAGCCAGTGCTCGCAGACGCTTCTCTTAGCAATGATAACTCTAGCGACAATAAGGCGCTGGAGCTGGCGCAGTCACACGCTACCGAGCTTAGCCGTATCCGGTCTGAGCTTGACGACGAGCGGTGGACTGTTGAGCGTGAGCGTCTTATGCGTAAGGTCGGTCTGCCGCCTGCGGTGATTGACCTGGCTAAGCCTCTGCTTAAGGGCGAGGGTCATACGATTGACCTGTCTAACAACGAAACTGTTGATGCTGGCAAAGTTATGCGCGACGTGCTTAATGAAGTCGGCAAGCTAGTTAAGATTCTGGATCTGGGTAATGAGCTTGGGTCTGAGTTTGAGAAGGAGCCGGATGTCTCGGAAGAGGCTGCTACCCGGCGTAACGATACCACCAAGGCCGTCCGTGCCATGATGGGTAACTAAGGGGTTAAAGTGGCTGGTGCTCTACCACACTACAAGCAAGGTCCGGCGAGTTACACTGCCGGTGGCCTTATTCTCGGTGGTCAGATTGTCTACCCGGCTACTGGCCTGGGTGGCGCTCTGGCCGCTCTTAACGGTATCGGCGTGCTGGTCGCGGCGACGGGTCAGCAGGTTAACGCGCTGGGTGTCGCTGGCGCGGACGCTAACAACACGATGTTTCTAGACTACAACGCGACTTACGGTCCTGACTCGGGAGCCTCGCTTCCGGCTGGATGGGCTGGCGACGGTAGCTCGACTGCGCAGGACACTGTTCTTGACGTTTCGATTCTAGGATTCACCATCCCTGTGTACAACAATGTTGACATTAACGTCAACTATGACGGTACTGCGGTTAGCTTTGGTCAGCTTCTGCAGACTTCCACGACTGTCGCGGGAGCTGTTATGGCTTGGTCAGGCTCTAACCCGCAGGCAATTATCGGACGCTGTACGCAGCCTGGCGGCGTTACTGCGGCTGCCCAGTCCGCTCGCGCGTTTATTCGGGTCTAAGGCCCTTACGAAAGGTAAGTAGGAGAAAGAGATGCCAACTCCGGTATATGCCGCCAGTGATGGGCCTCGCATCACCGTAGATGTCCTTATCAAGGACCCACTGCAGGTGCCAGCGCTTATTCTGGACATGACTGAGAACGAGTTCGTCGTTGACTCAGTTCTGCGTAACGCTGGCCTGGCTCAGTCCGGGGTTGTCCGTTACGAAGAGTCTACGCCTCTGTATGCGGATCAGAACCCTGAGGTTAGGGCTGAGTTCGCTGAGGTTCCAGTCGTGCCCACCTCGATTGGTCAGCCACGTGCTGTGTACGCTCACGAGCGTGCCATGGCGATCATGGTGTCCGACGAAATGCGTCGGCGTCAGATCGTTGACCCTGTGACTCGTCAGCTTCTGCAGGTTAAGAACACGATGGTTTACTCTTGGAACGCGGTCTTCATGAACGCGATCCTGGCCAACACCTCCGTGCAGACCCTTGCGGTTGCTAACCCTTGGGCGTCGTCTAACGCAACGATCCGAGCGGACCTGGCTAACGCGGGATTCCTGATCGAGAATGCTAACGTTACCTCGGTTAACGGTGTCGTGCAGTGGTTCGGTTTCGAGCCTGACACACTGATTGTCAACCACGTAACTAAGGCTACCCTGCTTCAGTCCAGCTCTTTCGCCGCGCCTTACCTCGGTGACATCGCGTCGGAAAACCTGCTCTACACGGGCAAGCTTCCTAACAAGATCTTTAACTACGACGTGCTGGTTTCGCGGCAGGTTCCTACGGGTACCGCCGTCCTGATGCAGCGTCAGCGTTGCGGCTTCATCGCGGATGAACTGCCGATGATGGCTTCGCCTCTTTACCGTGACGAGCCTCGTAAGGTCTGGCGTTCGGACGTGCAGCGTGCGGCGGCGATTGGGTTCGACCAGCCCTTGGCCATTTGTGTGCTAAGCGGGATTTAGGGTACTTGATCAAAACGCCTTACCTTTCGAGGTAAGGCGTTTTGTCATTTAGATAGTCTTCCACACCATTAAACAATCCACGCTCATAAAATCCTACGGCTTGGTTGTGCGTACTGCACAAAAGACCACGTGTGCATTGGCCACAAGTGGTCGTAGACTTTATCGAGCAGCACTTATGATCGTGGTCTATATGCATCTTTGCATGTGATCCACAAATTCTACACCCGTCTTTGAGCCAACGCTCATATGTTGTCCACGGCACTTTATGCCTAAATGCAGCATTACATCTTTGACAGTTCGATATGGTATCTGTTCTCTTCAGAGAAATGTCTTCATTGCCACAGTACAAACACTGATACGGACACTTAGTACAGCTACGATACGTAGCCCACCTTAGATTACTGTGAGATACTGTAATCTCACCACCGCAGTCACAGCTAAGCACTGCACAACGTTTAGTGTACTTACTAACGCCAATCTGACGGTACACGTCGTTGTCTTCTGTGACGGTGAGCTTCCCGTATCGTGTACCGACTGCGGGTGCTTCATATCTACGCTTTGCTTGTTGTTCCATGTTCCTAGCATACCAGATCGTTGGTCGAACAGAGACGGTATAATAGAATCTAGGGCCTCAGACGGTCCTACCTAACAGTCCCGTTCGGCAACTGCTGGACTTATGGAAGGAAATACATTGGGGCTCTATCAAGATACGATTCTCCTGCTTAACACTACCGCTACTGTGGCTGGTACTGTTAACACGCCATCTTTCAGTGCTGCTAACTTCGGTGGCGGCGCGGTGTCGTACACCTCGTACGGTACCATTACCGGCACGACCCCGACCGTTGCGCTCGCGCTTCAGGTCTCGGCGGACGGCGGCGTTACCTGGCAGGCCGTGCCAGCGACTTCTAACTCGCTGACTGACGCTCTTACTGTCGGCTCTGCTACGCCTACCTCTGCTGGCGTTGTCGTTAAGCCGACCACGGGTACCGTGTACTGCGGTAACCTGCTTCGGGTTGCTGTCACCTTTGGTGGCACCGGATCACTGAGCATTCCGATCAAGCTTAGCCTTGACGCGGCTAAGCGCTTCCCGGATAACGCGTAATGGCTACTAGGGCAGGCAGCGGGCAGTCCAGCGGTATTACCGCTTCTGCCGGTGCGCTTACGGCTACGCATGCGACAGTGAGTGCGCACGTGCACCCTGCCACTGCTGCCCACGTATGCGCGCCCGAATCACCGCCTATGACCAACGAGCACTAAGTAGTAAAAGAGCCTATAAGGCTCTTTTACTACTTTGTAAAGGAAGCAAGTGTAGTATGGCACTCAGTACAGTCACGCTTACTTGGAATCTGACGGACTTTCTTAGTACCGCGATTCCTGACTCCTGTACGCTATACATCACTCCTACTAGTACTCTTGCTGACACTGCCGATAGCAAGACGCTTATCGGTGTAACACGTGCTACATCGTTTACTGGCGGTGCCGGATCTTGGTCCGGTATCGTCGCTAACGACAACGTAACCCTAGCTCCGGCCAACAGTGCGTATACAATTCGTATCATTGACAACGTTACTGGTAGCACCATTATCGGGCCTTTCACATCGCCCGTCAACCACGCTGCAGGTGCTACACAGGATCTTTCCCTGCTTTACGCTAACCAGGTTAGCACTGTTCCTTTCTTCCAGTACGTGACTACAGCGGCGCTTCCCTCGCTAGTCGCTGCCGCCACTGCCGCTGATCTCGGTACCACGTACAGTGTGCTTACATTCGGTGCAGACCCTACAGGCGTGACTGACTCGACTGCAGCCATTCAGGCTACTATCAATGCTGTTACAGGTAACGCTAACCCGGTAACTACCTCACGGTCAGCTATTGCACAGGTATACCTGCCTACCGGCGTGTATAAGATCTCTACCGACCTGCTTATACAGTCTGTTCAGGGATTCCGCCTTTACGGCGACGGACCTGAGATGACTTTCATTAAGGCGTCGGGTACAGGTTTCACTAACGGACCTATCACTATTGACGGCTCGTACGCTGGTCGCTATGAGGGTTTCACGATCCTAGGTGACACTACTGAGCAGGTTAACAACGCTATCACGCTTACGTGGACTACGAACGCCCACCGTTCTACCACGGGTAACAAGTTCGCAGACATTCGTATTCGTAACCTCAACTTTGTCACTGGTTTTAACATGGCCGGTGTGGGTAACCGTCAGCTTGACTCTACTAAGCTTAGTTGTATCGTGGTCGGTGGCGGCTTCGGGCCGACAACCTGGAGTAATTCGGGTAACTGGCAGCAGGGTTTCGTATTCGGTAACAGTACCTTCGCTAACATCTACGACCAGGTACTTGAACGGTGCGAGCCATCTGGCTGCTACTACGGCTTCTACAATAACGTCTCCAGTTTCTCGCTTAACGGGTCGCAGCCCGCCAACAACTTTATTGACTTCTACATGTCCCCCGGTGCGCAGAGCACGATCACCAACGTTCAGTCGCAGAACTGCGGTCAGTTCCTCTTCGCCCCGTCGAACTTCTCGGCAATCCCGAACTCTTTCAACGACATTCAGGTTAAGAGCAGTTTCCTTCAGGACAGCGGCAACGCGATCATCTCTCTCGCTGGCGGCACGTGGAACTTTAATAACTTCAGTGCCACCGGCCTTCAGGTAACTACGACCGTAGCTGCCGGAAGTAACGGCGGCGCTATTAACACGATCGCATCCTGGGCATTCCCTTCGGCTGGCGTGCTGGCTGTAGCGTCCACCAACGGTCTGCCGACCTCTGGACAGATGAACGTCGTAACGTCTACCACTAACGCCGTGATCAGTTACACAGGCCTTAGCGGCGGTAATACGCTCACCGGCTGCACGTACGTATCCGGAGGCACGGGTACTGTATCCACAGGCGGTAACGTGTTCAACTACGTTAACGGTACTATTTCCCTAGTTGGACCTAGCACGACACGTCCCTGTACCGCACTGTTTAACAACCTGGCCCTACGCGGTTCGCGAGCTAGCGCTTTCACCCCACTGACTCACGCAATTGTCTCGTGCCAGGGATACTCTAACTACGAACCCACCACAGGCGTTTACACCTACGCAACTGGTGACGTTTCTTCCATTAACCTCGGTGGTATCTGGACTACCCTAGGCGGCCCCGGAACTCCGCAGCAGGTCAACTATATTACGGCTACTGGTAACACCACGTATAACATTCCAGTAGGTGCAGTAACCCTAGACGTTATGATCGTCGGAGGCGGCGCTGGCGGATCGTCGGGCGCATTCTCTACCACGGGTGCTGCGGGTGGTGGACCAGGCGGCGCGGGTGGTGGCGTGTGTAAGCAGCAGTTCCAAGCTAGTGCGCTTACTAGTCCGCTTACGGTAACCGTAGGTGCTGGCGGCGCGGGCGGTGCTGCTGTTACTTCTGGTGCCAACGGTAACTCCGGAGTAGCGGGCACTAACACCAACTTCGGTACCTACATGTTCGCAAAGGGAGGCAGTGCTTCCAGTGGAGGCCTCGCCACTAACGCCTCGATTCAGACTGGCGCTGCTGGCGGCCCTGGTACGTGCGTAAGCGGTGCGGGAGGGTCTACAGTTACTACGTCTGCTGTACCGTCATCGGCAACGGCGCAGACAACAGGCGGTGGCGGCGCGGGCGGCGGCATACCGATTTGCTCGACTACGGTCGCGGCTGGCAGCAACGGCGGCACGATCACGAACATTGCGTCATGGGCTAACCCATCTGCCGGTACCCTGTCCGTTGCTGCTACTACAAACTTCCCCGCGTCTGGTACGGCTACTGTAGCCTGCTCGGTTTCTTCCCCGGCAACAATTACCTACACGGGAGTCACGGCTAACACGCTAACTGGTTGTGCGTATGTTTCTGGCGGAACTGGGACCGTAGCCACTGGCGGCGCAGTTATTACACAGGGGGCGGCGCAGAACGGCGCGGGCTGCACAGCGCCAGTACTCGGAGTAGCCAGCAACTCGTCCAGCGGTGGCGTCGTCGGTGGCGCGAGCCCGACCAACGGCAGCGCGCCTACGGCTCAGGGGGATACGGCACCTGGCGGTGGCGGTGGCGCGGCGGCGCTGTCTGGTACGGCCCAAGGCGGCGCTGCTGCACAGGCTAACTCTGGCGGCGGCGGTGGCGGTGGCGGTGCCGCTTCTAACGGGGCTACATCTTCAGGTGCAGGCGGCGCGGGCGGTTCCGGTTTTTGTCTTATTATCGCTTACTTCCAGTAGGAGATCTAGTGGCTCTTAACACAGTAACTCTTACGTGGAACATAACGGACTTCCTTGTCGCGAGCATTACTGACTCATGCACGATATACCTAACGCCGACTACTAACCTAGATGACGTTACTGATGGTAGGGCCATCCTTGCCATAACCCGGTCACAATCCTTTACCGGAGGTACCGGGTCACTGGCGGGCATCATAGCTAATGATAACGTGCAGCTTACCCCTACGGGTAGCGGTTATATTATCCGTATTCAGGACAACGTTACCCTAGGCTATCTACTAGGCCCGTTCACCAGTGTCATTGCCTTTGCTAACGGGGCAACGCAAGATCTTTCCGCCATCTATGCTTCACGTCAAGTCTGATATACTAAGACTACCTAACAGGAATGTGAGCGGACAGTTTCCGCCACGGGAAAGGTAACAAACTAATGGTTTACCAAAAGAAGACTGAGCCTGAGAAGCGCGAATACCGCGCTGTCGTTAACCTGTCTATCGGACGCGTCGATCGCGGTCCAGACGGTCGTAACGAAACGGCTGAGCGCGTTGAGCGCGGACATAAGACCTGGCTTACAGATGAAGAGGCGAGTAACCTCGGCCGCTTTGTCCGTCTAGTGGAGACTGAAGAGAATGACAAGGTGCCCACCCGGGTTAGCCCTGCTCGTATTCTCGGTATCCGCGAAGTCGATAAGAATGGCGCTAACCTTCAGGGATCGGGTGCTCTCGACATGAAGGATAAGACTACCGTCTACACGGAGGCAGAAGCCGACGAAGAGGCGCAGCCAACTAAGAATCCGTCAGACCCGTCATATAAGGGTAAGAAGGACTAACATACCATGACCTTCAGCGGCACTGCCTATTGCAGCGTTACAGATGTTATCACGGCTGTCACTAGTTTTAACTACGGCGGCACTCCTGGTGACATTAACGCTGCCATTGTGCAGGCCGCTGTAGATCAGGCTACGGCTAAGGTTAGCGCGTGGACGGGTATTAACTGGGCGGTTGACTCGCAGGGTAATCCCCTCACCGTTCCTGATATCATCCAGTCTATTACGATTAACATTGCTACGTACTACGCCACGCTTAGCTACCGTAAGAATAAGCCTATGGAAGCTAACGATCCTGTGCTGCTACGGTACAACGACGCGTGTGCGGACCTTAAGGCTATTCAGGAGGGGCAGATCACCCCCGACCCTGTGGCTAACGGAGCGCCGCTGTATAACTCCGGGCGTGTCTATAACACCAGGTTCCGTACGTTCACGCTGCGCGACTCTAACACCCGCCTTGAGAGCGGTCATATCGAGAACGATACTTTCCCCGATAACGGCGGTTTTAACGGCGCTACACCTCCGTGGTGGTAAGCCGTGAACATTAACTTTGAGCCTGACGCCATGCAGCGTATCTATGAGCTAACAGACAACATGTTTGAGACTAAGCTCGGCCCGATGATAGAGGCACAGGTTAAAATCAACTGCCCTAAAGATACTGGCGCACTCGCTGACTCTGTGAGCATGTCAGTTGACCGCGTTACGCACGCCTTGTACGTACAGGCTTACGGCGACGAGTCACGTCCGGAAGGACGTAAGTACTACGCGGCTTACGTAGACCTAGGGCATCATCAGATCGCTTGGGGTCACGATACAGGTAAGGTTAAGGCACCTACTGCCTTTATGCGCAGGGCGCTCTACCGAAGGTATGCGGGTTTCTAATGGTGAATATCGGTATATACCCGGATGCGGAGCTGGTTATCTGCTCATGGATTATGAGCATCCCTGGTATTCAGGTTGACTACGCTGACTGGCGTCTCCCTTGGGACTTGCCTGTGGCCTTCCATTACGGTTACGCACAGGTAACCGTTATTAACGGTGTTCCAGATAAAGAAGTACCGCTATTTCATACGATCGCGCAGGTTGACTTCTGGGTAGGTGCTCCCAGTGAGGATCGTATTTTCAGGGTTATGTCTAGCGGACTGGCTAAGTCTGTCCAGTACGCCTGCTATGACCGGGTTAGGGCACAGCGTCAGGTGATTGTTAAGGAAACACTGCCTAACGGGGATATTATCACGTTCCCTAACGCGCACGTGTACACCGCAGTGACCATGACTGAGCCTCACTATATCCAGTCTAGGGATAACCCGTTCTATGAAGGCTACTCGATGGACATGGAATTTACCTGGACATCGGGTATTACAACCAAATAAGCCTCATTCTGATATACTTGCAATAAGGACTTTTGAAAGGGTAGGTAATGGCACGAGCTACACTGACTGTGGTTAGTACCACGCCAGA